CGAATCAGGCGAGGTGTGACTCTAGTTGGCGAGAGCCAAATGAATTCCTTCTTCCAAAGAAATCTTTGGTGTGTAGAAGGTTTTCATCAGTTTGGCATCGCCTACTCGGTAGGCAACGCCAACCGGCTCTGCCTCTAAATGGCGCACTGCTGGCGCATAGCCAACAGCATCTGCCACTAGGCGAGCCAAGTCATTGAAGGATGTCGGTCTGCCGGTAGCAAGGTTGACTGTCTCAATGTCAGTCTCCCAAGCCGTAAGCACCGCCTGGACGATGTCATCGATATGGATAAAATCGCGCACTTGAGTGCCATCGCCCCATATTTCAAAAGGATTTGCCTTACTCAAGCCACGAGCAATAAATGATGGAAATGGGTAATCAAGTGCCTGGTCTGATCCGTAACCCGAGAATGGACGAAAGACTTGCACTTTCAATCCTTGCGCTCTTGCGTGAACTGCCAACATCTCCCCTGTCAGCTTTGCCCATCCGTAAGTTAAATCAGGTGTTTGGATGTATGACAAATCAATAAATGATTCTTCCAAACGAATTGATGGCATTCCTGGTGCTTGCAAGAAAGTTGGATATGCAGCAGATGAGGAAAAATAGGTGATGTTCTTTGGCTTGGTGCGTAGCGCCCAACCGAACATTTCTGCATCGATGGCGAGATCGACAGCCAGGGCAAGTGGCGAGCCTTCAATCATCTTGCGCCCACCGACAACTGCTGCCAGGTGAATGACTTGGTCAAAATGGGTGTCATCAGTGCGGAAGAAGTCGCGAGTATCGATGCCGTTGACTATATCCACGCCGGTAATGTCGTGGCCTTCTAGGTGACGCTTAAAGTTGCGACCAACAAAGCCAGCGTCGCCTGTGATGAGGATTCTCATTTGCAAGGCAACATCATGCCTGGTCTCGTAAATCCTGCAAGAGATATTGATAGAGGTCGCTGGCGATGTATTCGTGAAAAGCCTTGGCATCAGCGGAATAGACCTCGTCTGCATTAACAGCGCGATATCCCTCGTCCCATTGGGCTTTGCCGTTTGTAGGGTGGAGATGCTCGATGATGACTTCAGGAAGATAAGCAATCGCAGTGTCTTGACCTAGTTTCAGCCAAAAGTTGTCCAGGTATAAGTGAATCATGTCAGGCGGTGTCATGCCGCCAAGTGCCTGGACTATGTCTGCGCTCATGGCAACAGCCGTTGGCAAACCTTCTCCTTGGAGAAGGTCGTTGCCGTAGGCGATGCCTGTGCCTATCTCATCGAGTGCATTCATTAACTTGGCATCCCAATGCTGAGTGCGTGGCCTGTGGTCGTCGCCGATGAATGCAAAGAATGCGTAATCGCCAGTGCTGATAATTTCACGAGCTGCGCGATTAAGCGGCTTGGCCATTCCCTTGCCTTCGCGTGGATACACAAGAAGAGTGAACCCTGGAAGTTCCCGGTAGGCGTCAATTGTCGGATCATCATTGTCAACAACTACAAACAAGTCAGCCTTAGTTTCAGTTTCCTTCCACGCAATAAGTAAATCTTCTATGTTAGAAGGTCTGCCTCTGCTTGGAATGATGACTGCCATGCTCATACAATTTCACCGGCAATGCTGGCATAAGCTGCCATATCCACAAAGGAATCCATGTGCGTTGGCGTTTCAACAAGCCTTGCGAGTTTGACGCCAACCATGCACAAAGCCACTTGCGATGGCGTTATATCCATGTCAAGAATGACTTTCCATATATCGGCAATCCGCTGATGATTGATAAGCGGTGTCCCATAGTTCTTTTGTCGATCCGTTGATGTCAGGCGTAGTGCCTCGTTGAGTATCTCTTCCCTGTTCATGCTCTCCCCTAGATGAGTTTGATTTCGTGGTGTTTCAAATATCCAATTGCTTGAGCCAGGATTTCAACTGAGTCATCAGCCATCCCAATCAAGGTGTTGCAGTGTGCGCAGAGCAAAGCTCGAATTGGATTCTCGACATTGCTGTGGTCGTGATCGATGGAGAAACGTTTGCCGTAGGTTTCAGCGTCAATGTTGCAAATAGCACATTTGCCATTTTGTGCTACAAATAAAGCGTCATAGTCAACAGCGCGAATTACCTTGCGCTTGGCATTTCGACACTCATTGCACTCATCCCTGCGCCCATCCGAGGTGCGTATATTGCGGGAAAAGTGATGAAATTCCTTCACTTTTGCACAATATTGGCACTTCTTAGTTTGCATCATTAGTCAGTGAAAGGAGGCAATCCAAAACCGACAATGAATACAGGCAAAGATGGCTTGAGAGCGCTGCGATTCTTTTTGTTAAATGCTCGAACTTTCAGGCAGACTTCCCCGCCATTGCGCTGGTCGCCTTTTTTATCAGGTGCGGTGTTGCCTTCAATAGTGTTGACAGTGCCATCTTCGTTGTTCTTGACCACGATTCCAATGTGACTGATTCGATCCACGCCGTCGCCCGGGAAGTCAAAGAACACCAGGTCACCAACTTGAGGTGTAGCACCTTCGGCATCTTGCCAAGCCTTCTTCTTTTGGAAGGCTGTTGCACCTGCCAGGGTTGAGGTGCAGTCAGGAATCTTTACTCCCACATTCTTAAAAATCCAGTTGACGAACGCACCGCACCAAGGCTGGTCTGTCTTTTGATACTTGGTGTGATTCTCGCCGGTCTCGATATACCCCAACTCAGCGCGAGCAGCGGTTGCTACTTGATAGCGTTGTCCCATTACTTTGTCCCCTCGGTCTTTGTTGCTTTTGCAAATGCGTGGTTGATTTCCTTTTCAGACAACTTGCCATCGGCCACATAGAAGCGTGAAAGCTCGGCGATGACGTCCATTGTCGCTAGTAGGCCAGCAACTGAGGCTGCCTTCCATACATCAATGCCAAAGATGGAGGCTGCTCCGATAGTGCCGAGTGCTCCAATGATGAATGTCGCGATGATGCGCAGAATGATGTCTTTGATGATTCTCATGGTTATTCCTTTGCTCAGGGGTTGCGGAGTGGGAATGTGATGACCCAACCGATGAATGACGCGATGATTGCGTAACCAACGACTGTCTTGGCTGATCCGGTGAGAACTAGCCAGCCAACGAATAAGCCCACAAATGTCCAAATCTGATTAGCCATATCTGATGCAAACTCACGAAAACGCTTCATGGATTCCTCCTTAAAACAGCCCCGGCAAAAATGGTTGCAACAAGAATCTTCTTGGCCTTCTTGCGCGTAATAGGTGACATGTCGTTTCCAACGTTCGCCATCGCGACATAGGCATCGGCAATTGCTTGCGCCGCTTGCCCCACGCCAGGAATCTCAATGTTGACCTCTATCGGTTCAACGGGAACTGCAACGTCAGGTGCGTTGAAAGTGACGCCGCCGGGTTGCCCGATAAAGGTCTCAGCGGTAGTAATTGCATCGGGAGGAATCGGATCACCTGTGCCTGGTAATGGCGCTGGCGCTGTCAAAGTGCCATCTTCATTGACCACTTGCGGTTGGGATTGAGTGCCGAAGAATTCAATGCCGCCGTTTTCCACACCTTGAACGTCTTGCTGGATGCGTGGTGTCAAAAGGTCACCTTCGGGAACTTTTGGCTTATCAATAGGAAGTTGCTCTGCGCTGTTTGGCTTGACGCCGATTTCTGCAATCGCCTTGGCTTCTTCAGCCTTAGCCTTTACCTCTTGCGCCTTAGCCTTTACCTCTTCAGCCTTGATGCGAGCTAACTCTGCAATTTGCTTATCTGCCTCAGCCCTGGCTGCATCTGCAATCGCTTTTGCATTGATTGCAATCTGAGCCTTTGCCGCAATGTCGGCTGCAATTCTTGCTGCCTCCGCCACTTGCCTATCAGCCTCGGCCTTTGCCTTGGCTATCTCGGCGGCAACTCGATCCGCTGCATCTTTTTCTTGCAGCGCCGCCAGGATTGCATCAGCTTGCGCCTTTGCTTTGGCTTCGGCTTCGGCCAATCGTGCTGCTATCTCAGACTCAATGCGCTTGGCTTCGGCGATGCGAGCATCTATCTCTGCCCTAATGCGCGATGCCTCTGCCTCTCGCGCTGCTTGCTCTGCTGCGACTGCGCTGGCGATTGCGGCTTGAGCTGTTGCCTCTGCTTGACGTTGCGCCTCCATATCAACTGCCGGAGGCGGAGTAGGAATCACGACAGTCTGTGTTTCCAAAGTTGCCGTTCTCGTATCAAGGATGACCCCTGCGCCTGTAGTTGATGTCTCTATTGGCACAAGAATTGGTGGTGGGTCTATCGCGATTGTTGGTTTACCCAACTTGACGGATTTGCTGATGTAGCCTGAATACATCTGCAAGGAATCGTTATCGGATCGAATAGAGAAATCAAACAAGCGCCCGTCTAGTGCTCCGGCGTCATCAACAACGTCAAAACTCAGATTGATGTGGGTCTCCGTTGAAGCTATTGCCCTGCCGCCGCCTTCGCATCCCTTGCAAAACCAAAAGACGCCATATCTTTCAACAGGCGCGGAATCTTGTGGCGCTTGCCATTGTAATTTTACTTGGCGGGTTTGGTAGTCAACTTCTAACTCAAGGTTTGTTGGTGTCCCAATCACGCCTGAATCTGCGCCAGCCCAATCAGGGATGATGGCAAAAATTATTCCAAGAACGATTGCAACGCGAGCAATCTTTGGCAAAGGATTCCTGCTATCTCCCTGGTGATTTTACTTGTGAGAGGAATGTTCCTAGTCGAGCCAGGAAGTACCTCACGAGACTCGGCGACGCTTAGGTGTAGTGATTTCCATCTTCGCCTTCATCACTGCAATGTCGGTCTTGATGCAAGCCTGATTGTTGTGCAGCTCTTCAACTTGCTGTTTCATTCCGTTGCCGTCGTTAAAGATTGCATACTCAATTCGATCCAACTTCTTGATGATGTGCATATACACGCGAAAACCCCCACCGAGTATGACGAGGGTGTTGGCTAATGCGCTGATTGTTGCAAGGAGCATGGATGAGTTGGAAAGGTTCATAAGGAATTGCTTCTCCTATGTGTGGATGAGTTAGATGACGAGTGTGTCTGCCTCGGCTTGAGTTAAAGGTGTGCCAGCGATGAGCTTTGCCTTGGCCGATGCTTTAAGTGTGGCTAGGGCTGCGGCTGCTGCCTCACGAGTCACTCGATCCGCTTCGGCAACCGCTGCATCTGCTTGCATCTGTGCTACTTCGGCATCGGTGAGTTCAATAATTGACTCCACGCCTGTCTCGCAGTTTATTTCGATTCGTGTTGGGTTAGGCATTTTTTACTCCATATAGGTAGGCGGTTGTGTATTGAGCCCAAACTCCTGAGAGTGGGAATATAGTGACGCGATTTATTGCAGATGTTCCTGTCCAAATTCCTGCTGTAATACCTAAACTTCCAATGGATGACGAGTTTGCTTCCACAACTGTATCAACCGAAACACTTTTTTGTGTTGAGCCTAAATAGTTTGGTATGTATAACTCACCATTTGAAAATGTGTTTGCAGTATCGTTTGCGTTGTTTGCTCCGTAACTTGATGTGCTACACCACAATTCAGTTTGAGCGGAGCGAGTATTCGAACCAGCCGCACCGCCACCACCTGCAAGACCTATTGATGTGTAATTAGAACCTGAATCATTATTAAAACGTAATAGCAAATACTCTTGATTACCGCTTGTGCTTGTGCTTCGCAACGATACTTTCAAACACAAATCAGTAAATGTTGAAACAATGCTTGTAAAGTCAATAGTTGCAGCACCGCCGCTGCCAACTGTACTTGACGAAATTAACTCAAATGTATTAGCCATTATGCCGCCGCGATTCCGTAGAGGGTTGCTGTTGTTCCTGAAGCCAAATTTGCTGCTCCATCGCCATAAATCTGTACTTGGTTAATTGCGCTCGTACTACGCCAAAGCCCAACTGTTGCTTCTACATATAATTCTGGTTGATTTGAACGTATTAACAATGTTTTATATGTGGTGCTGTTTGAATAATTATTGATAGAAATTGTGGTAACGCAAAAAACTCCGGCGGTAGCAGTTGCGCCCGGAATGGAATCCCAAGCAATAGTAGTCGAACCTGTACCACGAGCAGATGATGCAGCAGAGCCAGTTCCTAATAATCGAGTCCTAGAATAATTAGCGCCTGTGTCTATTGAGCCATTGCCAACTCTAATAAATCCTGCTACATCTGCACCTGAATAAGTTGAACGAGCAGAAATAATAATTACTAAGTCTGTATAACTCTGGCTAATTCCAGTAAAAGTAATATCTGCTGCGGAACTACTAAGCGTTGTAGTCGCTATCGGTGTGTAGGTTGATCCGGCTGCCATGATTACCCCTTAATCCCGTATAGTGCAAATGATGAACCAGTTGTCCAGTTGCCACTTGAAGCCGCGGTAATTGTAATTGAAGTAATTGCCGCAGTATTGAGCCATAATGCTGATGCAAAATTAATTTGTCCTGAGCCATTAAGGTCGTAAGCACCCATTGAACGGCTAGTCTTATATTTGTTTGTATTTGTGTAATCAAGAATATCAACTACAGCAGCGGCATAAATGTTTGAAGCCGCTGATGCGTCCACTTCCAAACCAAGCCAAGCACCCGTGCGTCCTGTGTATGCATCTGCTGATGCAGAAGCACCATCACCAATAAGGCGGTGAAGTGTATAGTTAGCACCTGAATCGCTGTTGTACCGCATATCAGTTCCATTTGCGCTTGCTGCTGCAGTACCTCTAAGTATTGCCCGCACTTGAAGATGCTTATATGTCTGTGGAATTGATGTAAAAGTAATTATTCCACTTGACCCCGTACCGGTTGCAGTCGCAATAGACTCATAAGAGTTGGTTACTGCTTTGCTGCCGCTGATTGAACTAGCCATAATCCCTAGCATTGGAGTCATTAGGCAAGGTCTCCAAATACAATCCAACTATTTGCCGCAATTTTCTTGCAAGTTGCACCTGAGTTGGCTACACGAAGTTTGGGAGTAGCACTAGTAGCGCCGGTAGAAATCACAGTAGTTGTTCCTGGTGTCACTGCACCTATAGTTGGTTGACCTGCACCTGTAATCCAAAAGACGTTAATCTCTGTGCCTACTGCGAAGTTGAAGGTGGCATCTGTCGGGATATTAAACTGGACGGATGCTGCGTTGTTCATCGAGAACAACTGACCTTCATCGCCGGAGGCAAATGTGTAGGCCGCAGTCTTGGCTGTGTAGGTAGATGAAATCTTAGGGCTGGATATTACTGGTGTTGTCAGCGTCTTATTTGTAAGGGTGTCAGTTGTCGCTCTACCGACGAGCGTATCGGTCGAAGTCGGAAGGGTCAAGGTTCCGGTATTGCTGATTGTAGAAATGATTGGGGCGGTCAGTGTCTTGTTTGTGAGGGTGTCTGTGGTTGCTTTACCGACGAGCGTATCTGTTGCATCTGGCAAAGATAAAGTTTTGGCAGTGGTGAAGGCGGTTGCAATCGTTCCGGTGATCGCTGTCGTTCCGGCCACGTCAAACTTAATTGCTTTAGTTGCATCTGTAACGTCTACGATTGTCGTCGTTGAATCTGAAAGTTTCTTATTTGTCAACGTCTGCGCTGTGGTTAAATCGGCTGTAACGGCGGTGTTGATTGCAACGGTTGGAATCGGCCCGGTTCCACTGGTGACGCTGATGCCTGTGCCGGCTGTTATTTCGGTGATATCGCCGGTTGCTCCAACCCAGGCGGCTCCGTCGTAGACTTCAAGGACGTTTGTGTCCTGGAGATATGAGACCATGCCCTCTGCCAATACTCCGCTGAGTGCTGTGGTTCGAGCTGCTGAAGATGCAAATACCATGACAGTCTGTTGCATCAAATATGTTGCGACATTGTTTGCGGTCAATACTTCGCCTGTTGAAAATAGCTTATAGCCTGCGCCAGCCATTGTGTCTCCTTTACCTAGTAACTCAAGAGTCCAGCAGATGAATTGAGAACACCTGTGGTCGTGCTGTTAAGAACAAATCCTGAAATTTGTGGTTCATTAGTCAATAACTTAGCCACAAAACTTTTTTTAGTGATGTCGTACTGAACGCCCTGCACCAATAAAGTCTTGGTAATGGATGAACTCCCGGACATTGTTTTTTGCACACTAATGACGTCAAAAATGTCGGCATCTAAACCTGCTGCAACACGAGTTGGTGAGCTTGAATCAAAAAGATTAAGCATGAGCGATGAGATACGCACCGAAACATCTTTGCGAGTAGCCAGTGCAATTTGTGCCTGGGATAAAGCCTCAGTGTCAGTCTGCACCAAAATATCTGTGCGCACTCCTGATTTTATGAAATAGATGCCTTGCGAAGTAGCATCTTGCACTCGTTGCGCTACTCCCCCAAGTCTTTGGACTGTCACATCATTGAGAATAAGGGTGTCATCTTGTAGGACTTCCACACCTTGATAGTCGATTCCTGTGCCGGTATCAGTAAAGACAATCGGAGATACACTCGGTTTCTTTGCCATACTGTCACGAGAGAGAAAAACCGCATTCCCCGCACTATCAATGAAGAAGCCACCATTTTCACTCTTGTCTGCGACAAGTTGAATAGCATCAAGTAAGTTGCGATTGGCTGTTCCAGGGTCATTTTGCATCGTTGATGAACCGGCATCAATGGATCGAGCAGCAATAGGCCAAGACGCGGTATCCAGTAGTTGCGTCACGCGAGTACCACTTAAATCACCAGCGGCAGCGCCAGTGACAGTGGTGAAGGCAACGTTGTTGAGCAATCTAAATCCATCAACGCACTGCAAGGTCACGCTGTTGATGTCATTGACGCCCACTGCAAAGTTTGTGGTGTATTGCTGAATGAATCCGTAAAAGAGTGGATAACGAATACCATTGAAGTCTGCAAATATTTGAATCTTACGCAGAGGGATGAGCTGCCCCGCATAGGGCGATGAGGCATTGCTTGGGTTGAAATACCCTTGCTCATCTTGCAAGACCACAGTTGCAGTCCCTGCTTCAAACTTGTCAAGGATGCGGTTTCGACCACGACGTATAGCCACCTGCAAGGTGATTGCAGAGACATCCACTCGATCATCTGCATCAGCAAGTTGACCTGTGCCAAGAAGTCCTTTTGTAGCGTTGTCCAAGGTAAAAGCAGTGGTAATGAATTGAGCGCCGTTGGTAAAGTCAATGATGACGCCAAGTTGGGGAAATCCAGCAAGTGACATTTAGAAATACTGTCCATTGAATGTCAAGGCTTTTCCTGACAACTGATTCTGCTGGACTCCTTGCGTGATGGATGCGACAAGGTCTGTGTTTGAGATGACAGAGCCAGCATTGTTGACAGTGATGTAAAGTCCCCCGCCGATAGATGCAGACGAGTCGGTTGCAGGGGCGCTAGTGGCAGCAAACATGGAAGTTGAAGTACCTGTGACAGCGCCAAAACCACCACCGCCGCCAGCTTGACCAGCACCGGAGAGTCCCCCGTAATTGTTTGCGCCGGTGTTATAGGTCTTGGCAGGTATATTCTTCAATGCGTCCAAAATCTTATTTAACTCAGGATCATTGATGGCTTTTTCTGCTGCCGCAATAGCCGCATCTGCCACAGCAATGGCAGCCTCTGCTGCTTTGGTTGCGGCATCTATATCGGCAACTTGTGTTGCTACAAATGCAGCCCCACTGGTCACATTTGGATTGTAAGCGGGGATTGCCTTGAGTGTGGAAATATAAACATCAAGTTGACTCAGAGCGTTGCGCCATCCCATTGCTGCGACGTCACCAGGGTTTGTCAATGCCTTTGAATAGGTATCAGCGCCAAGAACAGATGCAATGTATGCAACAACTGCCTCTTGCGACTCTCCCCATTTCTTAGCCAACATATTGACTTCATTGACTGAAATATCTTTATCGGCCAAAGTGCCAAGAATGTCTGCGTATCGCTGAGCCGCAGTATTGTTAGACATCTGAGCTTCATAATTTGCCATCAAACGGGCGTAAGCCATATCTAGCTCAACATTGTGCTGCTTGAGCAGGTTAAGTCGTACCGCTTCAAGTTGGATTGGGTCTGTCTCAGTTGTTGCAGTAACACCTTTGTTCGCCAATTGTTTTTGTAACGCTAGGAGTTCCGCAGCAACTTTGGCTGCTTTTATCTGATCCGCAGTGAGTTTCGTTGTTGCACCTGATGTTTTGCCAAGACCTTTGAGGTAATCGGCGGTTGTGAGAGCAAGACCCTTGAAGTTGAACTTCAGGTCGCCCACTTTTGCCGCCGCTTTTTCAGCGTCCTTATCAAACTTATTTGTGGCCACATTGATTGCTATCAAGGCAACGCCAAATGCCGCTGCCCCTGCCGCTGCCGATATTCCACCGGTGGCGAGGGCTTCGGCTGCGGCTGCGCCTAGTGAGACTGTGCGAAGTGCTTTCATCACCTTGATGATTGCCATGACAGCAGTAATCATCCCTTGAACTGCCGCCGCTACCTTTGCGCCAAATAGAGCGGCAACAATAACAGCGCCAAGGACTTCAAAAGTTTTAATGTTGCGAGCTACAAAGCTGAAAGTGTCATACAAAACTTGAGCGAAGGCGACGCCATAAGAAATGCCAGTAATAAAGAACGCGGCTATTTTCTTGCCGTTGGCATCCAGCCATTTTTCGATTTGAGGCAAATACTTTGTGAACTTATCAAGGAAAGGTTGCAAAGCCAAGATGATTGCGTTGCCAATTGTCTTTCTTACCTCGTCAAAAGCCAAGCCGATGCGACCTATCTTGCCAGCAAATGTGTCTGCGGCTGCCGCTGCTGATCCCTTGGTGGCGGATTCAAGTTCCTTGACGATGCCAACGAAGTCTTTGCTCTTGATAAGAGTCTCAGATAAAGGAATTCCAAGTCGCTTAAGTGCATTGAAATTTCCCGCATAAGCCTTTGCAAGTGCGATTGACACAGCAGTCAAATCTTTTCCACGATTTGCACTGACATCAAGTGCAATCTGCTGCAAACTTTCTGCCTTGGTAATATCGTGAGTGGCAATCAATAACGCCTGAAGGCTTGGACGAAGGAGTTCATCCTGGACGTTGAGGCGAAGCATGGTCTGCTTTATGTAGGTATTGACTGACGCAATTTGTGAGTCAGTTGCACCTGTAACATTTTGCAAAGTCTTGGCGAGGATAGCCATCGACTGTTCTTCAGCCATTGCAGCTCGGACTGAGTCAACGCCCATCTTGATGGCGAATGCTGCCGATGCTGCGGCTGCGATAGCAAAGGACTTTGCAACCTTGTTACCGAAATCGTGAAATTGTTTCCCTAGTTTTTCAGCATCCTTGGCCGCTGCCTTTGTGCCCTTGTCTGAGTATTCGGAAATGATTCGAGCAATTACTGCGCCTTTTGCCACGATTGCCTCGCTCTCCGATTACCTAGTTTTCTGTGATTCCATTGCTTTTTGAAGGTCTGCTTTTGCAGTATCAAGTGCCTCATCAAAGTTCTTCTCAATCTTGGCTTTATCTCGATCCACTATGCGCCAAATCATGCGAGAGGCTTTGCCGTAACGATTGGATAAAGTACGTTTGAACTGTTCTCCACTGCCAGCATCCTCGGTAACAGATGAACTACCTTGTTTGCGACCTACAATTTCAAAAATTACCCCTGCTGGACTTGCATTTATCAACGCTCCGGCGCTGGTTGTGTAATCCCCTCGCATTTTTCCTTGCGCTTTGGAAGATTTGATTCCCGCAACCACTGCATTCACATCCCATGCGGGGAAACCTTTATCATCTTTGTTTCCCTTACGCCTTCGAGGATTCTTGGCGGGTGTTGTTTTCCAACCACTCATCGGAGCGCCAGCCCCATGAACGGAAGCTGTGGTCGCGATTTGTTTTGCATCATTTTTTGCTTTGCGAAGTTCTTTGTTGATTACTTTGCGAAATTTTTTCAAGGCTTGTTTGTCAAACTCTTTCAGACCTGCAATTGTCTCTTTTACTCCTGAAACAACAACTGCGTTTTGCGCCATATCATCACTCCCGACTTTTGTTCTTCTCTTTCAAATATGCAACGATAGATTCAAGAACACCTTCAGGCGCATCAAGTAAGGACGTCGGAGACAACCCTGTTTCCACCGAGAGAGCCGCTATTGAATAGGTCAGGCTGTCTCGGTGGATACGAAAGATTCGTCAGTAACCAGTTCCACAGTTTTTACTGTGTCAAGGAATTCAGCTCCAAAAGGCTTGACAACCTGTCCGTTGCATTTCAGTGCTTCATGCCCTAACCAATAGATGTGCTCAAGGCGCTGTTGATCCCCAAGCAACTTTGCAAATCCTGCTCCGAACTTCTGCTCGAACGCAACGATGATTCTTGGTCGCAGTGGATAGGTGAATTCTGATCCATCTGAAAGCACGATTTTTACTGATAAGCCGTCCATATATTTCCCCTTAGTTAGTTTTTGATGATTAAGCAGTCGCCTTAGTGATGACGCCGGATACCGGCCAAGTCACTGATGCTGTTGCTAGTTGACCAATTCCACCCTTGAGTGGAGTCCACTCTGAAACAAGTGCTGAGACTGTGTAGCTCGGATTTGTTGTTGTAGTGGTTGTTGAAACTGGCTTGATGACAATTGCTGCGGCTGTGCCGAGCAATGGAAAGATAATTGATTCAACTGATGACGATGCAAAATCCTGGAAGAAGTCGATGCTCACAGAATTATCTGCAAGACCAGCAACTCTCTTTTTCGCGGTGTCGCCAAAACTTGTGGTCTCAACGATGTCATATTTTGTATCAAGTGTGACGCTTGAAATGTGGTCACTGAGGTCTGTTCCTGCGATTGTGATGGAAGGATTGGTGAGAACAAGTTTTGCCATGTTATGAGGTCGCCTTTGTGATTGATCCGGAGATTGGCCATGTGACTGATGCTGTTGCTAGTTGTCCAATTCCACCCTTGAGCGGAGTCCATTCTGAGACAAGAGCAGTAAATGTATATGTTGGATTTGTTGTACTTACAGAAGTTGATGCTGGTTGAACCACAATTGTTGTGGTTGACCCGATAAGAGGATAAATTGTTGCTTCAACATTTGTTGCGGCATAATCTTGGAAGAAGTCCAACATCACAGAATTATCTGCAAGACCAGCAACGCGTGTTTTGGCTGTTGAACCAAATCCTGTTGTCTCGATTATGTCCTCTTTTGTGTCAATTGTGATGCTAGAAATATGATCCGAAAGCACCACCGAGTTGATGGTTACCTTCGCATCCGTCAATACGATTTTAGGCATTTATTTCTCCTTCTTGGCGTGGTGATGCTGATTTGGTTGTGGTCTCATCTTTGATATGACCTGCTGAAATCAGAGCGTCAATGTTTGCTCCCATTTCAAGCAATTCTTTTTCTGTAATGGAATCACCCAATGACTTTTCACAGTCCAGGTATTCCGATGTGATTGTGTATGCCATTTGTGGTGCTCCTTATGACTGTGCTTGGTAAGTGATTGTGAAAGTGATGATGACTGCTGAACCCATTTGAGTTTGTGCATATCCGACATTCCCTGATTGCAAATATGAATAGAAACAAGTACCTGTGAAAGTTGGGTCTGCTCGGATGACTGTGTCAATCTTGGAAAGTACAGAGAAGGCGCGAGTGCGCTTTGCTGTGAGATCAGTTCCACCATCTTGAGTCCAAAGAGCGCAACTGATTGAGCCATCTTCTTGATGTTGGTCTGTAAAGTTTTGTGGATTGTTAGTAATTGACCCGGCTTGCATTTCTGCATCACCGAATGAACCATCATGGCCGATTGCAATTGCATCGCTTGGATAGGAATCGTCAACTTCAGCTCCATCAAAAACGCGGATGCCGGTCAACGTTGCGGCTGCACCTAGTGCTGTGATGATTTTGTCAATCATCGTTGGAAATGCGATGGTGACTGTCATTTCTTACGCGATTCCAGGAAGGCCAATAGGGTCGAGAAGTTCCATTGCTCTGCGAGGAAGGGAATATGTTGGAGTTTGATACTGCTCATCCCCTGCCAAATTGCGTCCCATGACGCTCATTGAGCCGCGCTGTGTCTGCCATAGATGACGAATGACCTCAAGGACACCTTGCTTTGCAGCAGCAGGTGGGTTCACATAACCAGCAACATAGGTCACTTTGATGTTTTGCATCCCGCCTGACCAGTATCCATAAGAATTTGTGGCATAAAGCGTTCCCGACCCCACGCGATAAAGGCGCTGACCTGTCGGATCAAGTGCATATTGACCAGAGTTGAGCAAAGCATTGTTTTCATAAACTGTGGTGATAGAAATTGCCTTGGGGTTTTGAAGGCGAATGAATTCGTTGTTGCCATCGTAAAGCTCATTTGTATATGTGCGACGACCCAAGACAACGCCGACGTAGGATTCACATAAATCGGCGGCGGCATCAATCATTCGTGTGAGTTCGGCATCTTGGGTGACATCTGTGCTTGGTATATTCAAGTGATACTTGGCATCATCGAGTGAAACAATGCCAATGTCAGTGATGTCACGCACTGTAAAGACATCGTTGTTGGCTTGCGGCCACGCACCTGTTGCAGTCCAAGCGTAAATGTGACGACCAACCAAGGTTGGCAAATATGTGGTTGTGTAAGTGCCAGTGACTGCTGTTGCTGTAGTCAACGAGACAGTTGTTGCGTCAGGAAGAGTGACAGATGCGGTGACTGTGCCTGGATTTACTGCTGCACCGGAGGAATCAACTGTTGACCAAGAGAGATATACCTTGTCTCCGAGATCGTATGTTGCCATTGTTACTCCTTAGAAATAGGGCATGAGGTTGGTTTGCCAGGGGTACGAACCAACCTCATGCTTTGTAATGCTGAATTGCTGCCTCACGCAACGGAGCGTGATGACGTTCATCAAGCCAAAATTGCTTTTGATGAGGCAAAATTGCACCTGTGTGAGCATGGATTTTGTAACCCATAGATTTCAAACGCTTTGAAAAAAGTAAATCCTCGCCAAAATATGTGCCGTCAATAGCACCTTCAACGAACCAAGCCCAATCTTTGCCTTGATTCGCTGTTGCTTGCTTGCGCATGGTCTCCAAGACGCTGCGATGAATAAGTAAGCAACCAGTGCCAGTCGCATCGACTTCCAGCAGAGTGTCGATTGGGTAATCATCAATAGGCTGCAAACCCTTGTCGGTAGTCATGCGATAAATTGTGGGAACTGCTCGCAAGTTGTCTTTATCATCAAAAAAAGCTGCGAAAACTAGCCCTGAAACAATTGGGCGGTCTTTGTCGTGAGCTGCGTCAACCAATTTGAAGAATGTCTCCATTGGAAGGCGCTCATCTGAGTCAATCATTAAGAGCCAAGGTGTCGTTACTTCGTCAAGGAAGTTTCTCACAACCACATTTCGTGATCGAGTGGTCAGTCCGACGTTGGCAACCTGAACCATTTGATCCAGTTTTTGTGTCTTATGCCGAGCAATATGAATCAAATCAATAGCCAGTTGGCCGTTTATTTTGCCGTCTGTGACCATTCCAACGCAGATTTTGTCGGATGTTTTCATCGAGTCTCTGCCTGTACTCGTAAGGCTGCGGTTTCAATCGCGCCACTTTCGTGCTCTGCAATCAAAGCATCAAGTTTTGTAGTGTCACCCTTAACCAATTGCCTTGCTGCTTTCAAACCTTCAAGAAAAAACGAAGTACCCATAACAATCCCCCGATTGTGTTTGTGCTTTCGCACCTTCCCTGACCTAAGCCAAGGAAGGTGCGTCAGCGTCAAAATTAGTAGCCTGAAGGAGCTACTGTGCCTGTTCCTGCGATTGTAGAAACCGACTTGTTGAAGCGGTGTGCAAGTGCTGCGTATCCATAGACCTGGAAACGAACTGTGAGGTTCGCTGATAGGACATCAGGAAGAACGCGAGTCTTAACGCCTGACTCGAAGAGGTAAGAATCTGAGAACTTACCGACGAGAACTGGTGTCTGATTTGTTGCAGCGCCGTATGTCTTTGGCATTGTTGCATCAATGAATACAGGAACTCCTTGAATTGTTCCAACAAGACCGGCAGGTGCTCCTGGATTTGTGACAGTTCCTGCTGCATTAAATGCCTGTGATGCGCCTGTTACTGGTACAACGAGTGGACGAGTTGATCCGTCAACCTGTGATGCGAACCAGTACCAAAGTGATGGATGCATGACAATTGCTTCTGCTGCCTTGTAGCGGTTTGTTGTCACCTTTGAAATCGCCTTAGCGATTGAGATGAGACCGTTTGCTGCTGAAGGTGTTGTTTCTGTCCATGTTGTTGGGATGCCGTTTGTTGTATCAGCACCAAGAGTGATGAGACCCTTGAATGTTCCTGATGTTCCGTCACCTGTTCCAACAACTGCTGTGTTCAGTTGCAATGCGTAGTCAGCCATTAAATCGCCAAATACGAGACGATCAAGACCGCCAGCAAGAGGAGATTGTTCAACAAGCTGAATTGATACATTCTCGTAACCACTGATTGTACGAACTGGCGCAGTTACAGTGCTTGAGACCATGTCGCGAGTTGTTGTCGCTGAATTGTCTGATGACTGGAAAGCACTCAAAGTACCTGTTGTAATCTGCGGAATGTTGATGCTGTCAGTTCCGGCAGGTAATGCCATGCCTGTAACAAGGTCAGCAGTTACACGAGCTGCACGAGCGAACTCTGCGTATTCGTTGATGAGGTAAATAGGAGGCACAAAATCTCCACCAGCACCATCTGTGCGTGAGATGTCACGAGTTTCAACAGCAACTTCTTGCTGATGACGATGTAGGCGCTCCCATGACTTTGCGTCATTGCGAAGTGTTCCTGCAATCATGTCGCGAACAAATGAGTTCTCGCCATTCTTCTCGTATGTGTGTGCTTCGCGTGTTACTACAGCGCCACCGAATGTCTTGATTCCGGCTTCCTTGCGTGATTCTGCAAGTGCTGATGTGCGGGCTTCGAGCTTTTCTGCTGTTGCAATGCGCTCATCGAGTGCTGCAACTTCTTCCTGCTTTGCTGAAACTGCGTCTAATGCTTCGGCTGTTACATCGTCAGCGACAAGAATTGCCTCTGCTTCCGTTGCTACTGCATCACGCTGTTCCTTGAGTTTTGAAACTAGAGACATGATGTCCCTTTCTCTTGGATTGGATGAATGAATCCGTCGGGGCAGTAGCGCCGAGGGGTGCGTCTGCTACTTGCGCAGACGAAGTTGATTGAACTTCAGTTGTAGTTGTCGCTTGCGAAGAGCAAGGTTCTCGTCGTCGGCTTTACGCATTCCCACTGAAGTTGAGGAATATGCTGGCATTGTTACAACGCTGATTTCGTAGAGGTCAAGGTCTGTTAGTGTGCGAAGGCCACCTTCGCGAGTATCTCCACCATCTGCGACAGTGAATGCAAATGACATCTTGTCCACGTCGCCACGAGTCAATGCTGATGCGAGTTCTTGTGCGCGAGGATTTGCGGGATCGAGTGTTGCTTCCATGCGCAATCCGACTGAATCTTCAGCCAGGACAAGAGTTCCTGACTTTGTTGCTGCAAGTGGCAGGGATTCAAAGTCATGGTTGACAAGCAAAAACATTGGTTGCTCTGATGCCAAGGTGCGTGTGAATGCTCCTGGTGCGATTACTTCGCGGAAATTAAGTCCATCAGCTTCTTGGTTAAATGTTGCAGCGTATCCTGCGATTTTGAGTGAACCATCTTCGGTGGACATTGAACGAATATCTGCAACCATTGTAAGACGCTCTGCGGTTTCCATAGCGTTCTTACGAGCCTCAATCAACTCATATTCTTTCGAGCGTAGAGCCTCAATTGCGTTCAAGGTTTCACCTAGATGAAGAACAGTTGTGTCGGTTGCTTCCCAACCATCTGCCCCTTCTTTGTAAAGAGTAATTTTATACACAGGCTTGTCTGCACTTGCATCCATCTCATAACCATCAGAGGAGACAGCCGTTCCTGAAGTGATGATGCTTTCAACTTTACCTTTTGCCATGCCACCTGATGAGTTCCAAGATACAAATGAGCCACTTGAGATTCTCAATTCAGTCAAAGCGTTCTTTGATGCGGAATACATCCCCATCATCCCCATTGCTGGCATTTGAGCATCTTCTTCGCTCATGTCGTCATCTTCATCAGCACCACCAAGTGCTTCGATAACTGCGGTCAACGCAGCATCTGCTGCACAGATGAGGTAGTAAGCCTGAGAAACAATTGGATCGAGGTTGTTAGCAAGCAAGTTTTGAGCTGCATCCATCGCGGCATCTGCTGCCATAACTGAATGGAGAACTGAGTCAGTTCCCATCTCTGTCTCTTGCATAGGAACATCTGTCGTCATCAAATCTGAATTGGTCGGATCAACCATGATTGCACCCTCCTCGGATGTCATTTGTTGCAAAGCTCGAACATTGTTATCAAGTTGGTTTTTTATCTTGGTTGCCCATGAGAATCCAGCGTCCCCGCCCCACGCATCCCATGAAACTCTCCCCGGTGATGGATAACCCTCTTCACCTGAGTTGAAGCCTGTGGCTTTCTTGTCCACTTCATGTCGAGCGAAGAATGAATACATTCGCATGACAATCTCTTGGGACATTGAACGTCCTGCTGCAATGTCGGAGGCACGTTTGCGTCCAACATCGGTGAAGCCTTGTCCCGCCTTGCCATCCTTAATCCATGCAAGAGCACGAACTGCGGCTTCTTGCATTCCCTTGGTTGGACGATATGTCTCGGCCATTACTCAAGGACTCCCATCACAGGTGCAGATGGATCAGCATCTTGACCAAGAGCAGGTGTGTCACCACCGGCGGTGACGCTGCCAGTCAATGCTTGATGGAATACATCGCCACCATCAAAAGGCTCAAGACCTTCAATTTGGCGAACTTCATTTGGAGTACGAGCGCCCATCTGAACATTTATCATATTCACGCGAGAGCGAGTCAGAGCATCTGTGCGCAAGATTGACGATGTATCAAATGCAACATCTGTTCCAGTCAAAAGAATCTTGGACATTCCAATTTCAATGCGACGAATCCAGGGTGCAATTGTGTGAGTCAGGAAGTTGATGGACGCCTGTTCGACGTTTTGATAAGTCTGACTGCCACCCATTGCGCCGATAAGGTGGTCAGGAATTCTAAAGATTCGGGCAATGTCACGAATGAGCTGCTCGCGAGTTGCAATCATTTCGTTGTCGGCTGCCGATGTTGTGATTGGACGCCATTTCAATCCGTCTGAAAGAACTGCTGGCTTACGATGGCGGCGATGAGTCGCCTCCCATGTGCCTTGAATGATGCGAGCCTGGTCGAGAGTCAACTTTTGGTCAGTCTCAAGAACTGAAGAAGGAGTGCCGCCTTCGCCATAGAACTGCGCAAGGTGTCGATCCATTGCGATGGAAAGGCCAACAAGGTTGCGAGCTTGATTGAGTGGAGAGATGCCAACCAAAGACTGCGGCGGTGTGAACCAACGCATGTGAATCATGTCCTCGTTGCTTATTTCATTCCCAAGGTGCAAGTAAATGCGACCAGTCTGCGCCCCATTAGGCATGACCTGCATCTGATACGGATGCAAAGGCACTAGGCCAATCATCTCTCCGCGTGAGTCTCTATCAATCTTGATGTATGAATTTCCATGCAGCGCCATTGAAGCGACTATCTGATGGATGAGTTCGTAAGTGTTGGATTCAGGATCAGGGTCTGCAAGAATAGTTGGCAGCGGCTGCATTACTCGCTTGCCATCTTTATTAATCACAAAGCATCGCAGCGACATTGAAGCCACAGAGTCAGCAAGCAGGGAAACTGCCGCCAGCACTGATGAAACTCCAAGCGCCGTCCACTCATCAATTCGTTCTCCGGCTGCGGAGGTCATTGATGTCTGTCCGTACAGTTGACTTAAAGGTGAAACGTAGTTGTTAAACTGTGGGTATCTGCCGCTTGTGCTACCTCTACGCAGGAGACTCATTCAATTGCTCCTTCAGATGTTACAAAATAACTGCCAGCAATGAGCAAAACTCCTGACGCGATGCAAGCTGCACCAATTCCGAGAATGATTCCAATGCCAACAGCAATCAGGATTGCGCCAAGGATTTCAATTATTGTCGTGATTAGACCAAACACTTGGTATCTCCTCTTCTTGAAGTGACCAGGGATCAAAGACTTGCGGCAAGTTGCCGCTTTGGGTTTGCCACCAGGCTGCTCTTTCGAGTGCCATGACAGATGCCACTGCCAAGTCAATGCGACGCATAGAGCCGCGTTTCTCTTTTGCTAGGCGTGAGCCACGCGCATCGACGCGCAAGGTGGCGTTGGAGATATGACGAGCCAGTTGTGGGTCGCCATTGTGCGTAATGCTTTTGTTGACTACTGCCTCGAAGAAGCGGGTGGTGGCAGGAGTCATTCTTGAGGCATTCTGTGGAAAAGTTACGACGGGCAAATTTTCATCTTCTAGGACTTGAAATGTTCTTGCCCATCGATACGGGTCGCATGAAATCTCTAAGACCTGCCAGCGCCTTGCGGCTTCGCGAATGGCATCTTCTACTTCTAGCACCGGCACTTGCCAGTTGGCGTCGGCCTCGTCGGGTTTCTCCCACACCTTCACAGGTACAACGTGATGAACATCTTCGACAGAGACTGCAACAATTGCTGTGCAGTCGCCATTGAATGATCCGTCAAAGCCAATGACTACGTCAGAGCCGTCAGGAATTTCTTGAGGGTTTGCAATCGCATCCCATGCGCCATGAGGCAACCAAGTCTCAGACACCGAAGTCCAGATGTTTAGACGCTTGGTCTTGAACTCGGCCTCGGGTGTTCGCAAGATTGCTGATGCAAAGTCACCGGCTGCGACTATGTCGTCAAAGCCAGGATTGGAAGATTTCCAAATATCAGGTGAGCGATAGTCGCTCTCTTCTCCGTTGGCAGCTTCCCACCACGAGAAGAAGAAAGTCGGATCATCGACTTCCCCACTAGCGACGCGCTTGCCGTACTCGTAGAGAGAGAAGCAAATGGAATCTTTACCTGAGTTGTCAGTCTTGACTCCTGCTGTCGTGATAGCGACCATCAGAGGCTCTACGCGAGCACCCATCGCCAGTGACATGACATCAAAGAGTTCGCGATTGGGTTGTGCATGGAGTTCGTCAAAGGCAACGAAGGTTGGGTTCAATCCTTCTTTGGAGAATGCCTCGGCGGATAAAGCTCGGTACACAGAGCCAGTTTTGGGATTGTAAATGGCATCTTTGAATACATCGAGAACTTCAGAGAGTTCAGGTTGCATCTCAACCATGCGCTTGGCTGTGCCAAACACAATCTTTGCCTGTTCCTTCTCAGCGGCGCAGGAATAGATTTCCCCGCCAACTGATCCAAAGACTAGGGACTCAAGTGCAACTGCTGAGAGCCAGGCACTCTTTCCGTTTTTTCGAGGAAGGCCGATGAGCGCAACCTTGTGACGAAGTGTCCCGTCTGCTTTCTCAGCAAACAGTTGACGAGTCAACTCTCGCTGCCATCCACGAAAATTCAATGGTTGACCGGCATTACCAGCAACCGAGTCTTTTGTAATCTTGCAGAGTGCTTCAGCAAAATCAGAGACATGAGCGCCGCGAGAACGTTTCAAATCAGCTTCAGGAACTGTTGTCAGCCAACGTGGTGGCCAACCTTCAATTTTCTTTGCCACCCCTGGCACTCCTTGCTATTGCTTGCTTTGTCTCTTGGCAATCAATTGGTCAAGAGCTGAAACTCGTTTGACCTCGGCAACGCCAAGGCGTGTGCGAGATACAGGATCGAAGCCAAGTGCGGAAAGGGAATCGACAAATGCTTTGTTGACGTGAACCAACAACCTTCCGTCGGCTGCTTCCAAAGTTGCGTGGTATTTATTTCTTGCGGCTCTTAAATCATCTGCCAGCCGCGCTGAGTTCTCAATGGCTTGTCGATCCGATGCCGGAGACAACCAAGTGATTGCGTGTTCCCATGCGTTATTCCATAGCTCAAGTCCATCTTTGCCCAAACCTTCGGGCGCAGGTGGAGTGCGGTCTGCCATTGGCAAAGTTGTAACAACTGCAAGTTCAGTCAACGGACGTTTGCCAGGATTACCTGTTGCTCTTTTTATTTCATTTGGCTTGGGAGGTCTGCCAGCAACCATGTGCAAATCTCCAAATCTTGAGGCCGAACGTGCAATTTCGCGGTCATATCGCTTCCCCAGATCGGA